TTGTTGATCGTGTTATAGAGCCGTTTCCATACCAATCGCGGCGGCTTAAAGCCTTCGCGCTCGGCGGTCACAAACGGATCGCGCTCGCGTTCCTCCTGCCAGGCCATTTCGGCCAGCGTCTCATTGACCGCCTGGCGCCAGAAATTGACCTGGACCCGACCGGCCTCAAAGGCTTTCCACCAATCGGCGGAATACTCGGTGACACCATCGGCCTCGCGTAGTTTCTGGCGGTTGTCGTAATCGTCGACCAGCGGCTGCATCGCGGCGTAGATCGGGTATTCATCCTCGTACTCGGGGAGCAAGGTGCCATCCGCCCGGAACACGTCGCGCGGCTCGGTGTCGCGATCGGTCATCCGCTTGCGCTCGGCCTCGTAGGCGTCGAAGACGTGCATAAACTTGTTGTGCATGACCTCGTGCGCGACGATGCCCCGGATGGTCTGCTCGTTCACGTTTTTTGAGTAGATCGTAATCTTGCCCTTTTCGGGTCCGGTAGCGACATGGCCGCCGGCATAGATCGCGCGCTCGGTGCCCACATTGAAGTAGCGGATCTCATCGCTAAAACTCAGATCGGCGGTACGGAACCCGAGCCGCTTGGCGGTATCGTGCGCAGTGCTCTCGATCGCCTTTTGCGCGTCGGTTTTGGGTGACGGTCCCATGGTCAGCCCGGCATCATCGAGCACCTTGTAAAGCTCTTGCAGCCCGGTGCCCTTTTCCTCGTTAAATTGCCATCTGACCGGGTCGTTGAATTCCTTCACCGGGTGAAACCGGAGAAAATTGCGGTTGTCGTCGCGAAACCAGACGGTGCCCTCGGAATCGGTGTGCCGCTCGACAAACCCATAGCGGTTGGCAGCGCGTTTGTAGTTATCGAGGCGCTTTGCGGTCTGCCGCTGTAGCTCGGTTTCGCCCTCGCCGGCTGAGGCCTGCTCGGCAAAGCGGCCTTGCGGATCGCGCTTTACATCGCTCTCGCGGAACTCGGCGTCGCCGGCAAAGAACCGGGCTATTGCTCGGTCGAAGGCGGCGTCCTGGGAGGCGGTTTGCGCACGCCAATAATCGTCAGCGTCTTGCCAGACATCGCGGAAGAGCCGTCTTTGATCTTCGCTCCCGCCGGCCACACGATCGACTGTCTCGCGGTAGACCCGTTGGGCGTCGGCGCGTTGCTCGGCGTCGGTTCCCTCTGTTGATTCTGTGCCAATGAATTCTCCCGTACCAGGCACCAGGGTGATCTCATTGTCCCCGGCTACGTCATAGATCGCGGCGGCGGTGTCGTTATTCTGCACGAGAATGTGCACTGTGGCGCCGCGCTCGGTCGGTTGCAATGTGTGGAATTCGAGGCCTGCCGACAAGAGGCGGCCGTGGATCTCTTCGAGATCGCCGGTGAGGTCAAAGCTCGCCATCGCATCCTGGCCGGCACCAGGTTGGAACACTAAGACGGCGAGCTGATTGGCCAAGGCGCCCTTGATGCAGGCCGCCGCGCGGATGAGCTGCGGGTCGCCGGCGGTCAGGGTCATCAGCGAATTCTCGGCGCCGGTCGCCCAGGCCCCGATGACGGCCGAGCTTTGGCTCTCGTGCAGGCCGAGCCGCTGATCGATCCGTTGGCTGGCGCCGGCGAGCGCCTTTTGCCGCGAGCTGCTGAGCGCCTGGCGCGCCTGGGTGAACTGGACCCCGCTTTCGACATTAGGCGAGACAAAGCTCGCGGCCTTGGAGCCAGCCTGCTCGGCAAACCGGCCTTTAGGATCGCGCTTTACGTCCGATTCGCGAAAGGTGAAATCCTGGGCGCCGTGAAAAAACGCGTTTATCGCGTCGTCGAGGCTTCGACCTTGCTCCAGTCCTGCAGCTCGACCGGGATCTGACTTTCCTCGGCCCAGGTCCATGGGTCGGGGTATTCGTCCCAATTGATCGAGATGTAGTCCTCGCGGGTGATCGGCACCCCGTGGTCGCGCATCCAGGCCACCACCGGATCGGTCGCCAGATTGTTGTTCTCGCTCACGCTCGGCCCTTTCTGCGGCCCGCCGCTCGCGCGCACGGGCAAGTTGCTGCTGCTTCTGCGCCTCTAGTTGCTCGGGGGTGGCGGCCGTGCCCGAGAGGCGTTTTCCGGTCATGCCGCCAGCGGCCCGCAACACGCGTTGCTGAGCCTCCTGCTGAGATATGGTGCCGTCGTGATAGTCGCGCCAGGCCTGCTCGCTCTCGGTGTTGACGGTTTCCAACATATCGTCGTCAAACAGCCGCCGCTTGGCTTCCCAGGTGATCGACTGCAGCACGCGCGGTTCGATCTCCAGGTCGGCGGCAAGCTCGCGATAGGCATCGGCATAGACCCCGTAGAGGCCGCCGGCGCCGCTGATGTCGCTCTGCTTGGTGCTGATCCAATCGGGCGGCTGCTTACCGCCCTTGGGGTTGGTGGCAAGTGCATGCGCCACCGCGACAGAGCTACCCCCGAGCGCACGCAGCCAGGCCGCGCCGATCGCGTGGGTGTCCATCGTCACGTCCCAATTTTCCGAATGCGGGTCGAGGATATTGTTGTAGAACGAGCGGACCTTGTGCTCGCCGCCGAGATAGCGACTGATGACGGCGCGATCGCCATCCGATTCGAGCGCCTGGATCGCGTTTGACCCGAGCTTGGCGGTCTGCCACACCGCGCTCGCTTTGCTGCCATCCTTGTTGAGGTAGTCGCCGAGCACCCGGCCATCGGGCGACAGCCGCTGATAGCCGATCGTGTCGACCTGGTCGCCGGCCTCGTTAAATTGCCGGGCCTCGTCGTAGAGCGTGATCCAGAGAAACTTGTCTTTCGGGTCGCTTAGCTCGGCCAGGGTCTTGCCGCGTATCGCGGCAAATTCGCGATCCTTGTTGGCCTGGGCCTTGGCGATGATCGCGGCCTTTTGCTCGGGTGTGCCCTTGGCCCCCAGGCCGGCCTTGGCACGCTTCGCCATCGCGGCGTGTTCCATCGTCGTCGACCACCGCTCGTTCTGCGCATCGCGCCAGATTTCGAGGGTGCGATCGGCGAGATAGACATTCATGTCCCACAGTTTTTGCGGCGACAGCATGGCGTAGACCGCCGCCACGGTCTGCACCGGCAAACCAAATTCCTTGGCCTTTTCCTCGGCCATGCGGTTGGCGCCCTCGTACCACTTGGCGCCGTGCTCGCGGACATCGGCCGGGGCGTTGTCGTAGAGAAAACGGAGGTTGCCCTTGATGTGATTTTTGACCGCCGTGGCGATCTCGTCGGCGGTCTTGCCTTGCGTCTCTGCGGGTCGGAGGTTCGGGTAGTGATTGGTCTGCCCGAATAGCCGCATGTTGTGCTGATAATTCTCATCGATCAGCTTCATACCCGCAATGTCGGGCCGGTTGTACTGCGCCTGGCGCTCACGCTGCTGGGCCTGCTCGGCCTTGCCCCGGCCGGCGGCGCTCGGATTGCGCGACGACACAATGTATTCTGAGTAAGGCTTGCTGCCCTTGCTGCCCTTGAGCGCCTCGGTCTTTTTGCTGGCCGGGGCCGCACCGCCGGCGGCGCCCTCGCCCTGCTTGGCAAACTGACCGCCAGCACTCTCGGGGGCGCCTTTAGGCTGGCGGTTGACCTCGGCCTCGCTGAATTCATCACGCGCAAAAAAAGCATTGATCGCCCGGTCGAGCGCCCAATGCTCATCGTTGCCGAGAAAGCGGGATATGTCCTGCGCCAGGTTATCCACGAGGGCGCCGGATCGGTGTGACGTGCAGCGGAATCACGTCGACCTCTTCGACATCATAGCCGGGCAAGGCACTGTCTTGCCGGCCGCCACGCGGCAACGCGCCGGGCCGGCCATAGGTCGGCGAGCCGGGTGTCGGCGGGTGCGGCGGCCTGGGCATCGGGTTGGGCATGTGCGCGCCGAATTCGGGTCGGTTGGCCACCCGCTCTGCGGGGCTGCTGGGCGAGCCTGGGGTGGCCTCTTCGGTGCCGGGCATAGGGGGCATGCCGGGCATCGGCGGCATGCCCTGCGGGGCCGGCATGGGCTTTCTGAGGTCGATGCCGTGGAAGGGAGTGTATTCGTCCTCGGCGAGCGCCTCGCGGCACTCGTCGGCGGTGACGGCGCCGATCGTAATGTAACCCTCACGGGTCTGGCCCCGGATGCTCTCCAACTGAGCTTCCTCGATCGGCTTAAGCTGCCGTATCGGCCGGAAATCAAAGTCGAGGTTATCGTCGATATTGCCGTATTTGGTCAGTTGAATGAGATCGATCACCGTCCGCAAGGACTTGCGGAATAAGATCTCCTGAAAGGCGTGGATCCAGTCCTCGAAGGCAATCAGCTCACCCTCGGAGCTAGCGTTGAGGCCGGCCGGCTGAATACCCAAGAGCTTGACCAGCGGGATACGGCTGATCGCGGCAATATGCTCTTGCGACTGAGCCTGGATGCGGTCGAGGGTGCCGACGGGGAGGCTGATGTTGGTCCAGTCCTCACTATCCTTATCCAGAACCAACGTGCCCTGGTTATTTTTAACGTTATTAAACAAGGCGATACGGCCCCAGAGCTGTTCGCCACCGCTACCTGTACTAGCATCTAGATTGGTTTTCAACACGTTATACGAGAATGTTTGAACTAGATCGCTAATTCCTTGCCTAGTCCTCAGCCAGTTATCAATATAGGGCTTGAGCATCTGGCTCATCGCGATGCCGCCGAAACTATAGGCCGGCTTCAGTATATCCGGGACCGGCCGACCGACGAATGTCAGGAGACGGCTACGATGGATCTCTCTCGACATGACATACCAAGTCACCGGATCGTAAAAGTTCCGCCGCAGGGGATCTATACTCTCATAATAGGTCGGATAGCACCAAGTCGCTTCGACCGGATGCAGACGTAAAAGCTTTTGGTTCTTACCGGGGCCGACTTTCATCTTGCTCATGACTGATCTGCCATTTCCAAGATCAGTAATAAGCTCGTCTGGGTCCTCGGTTACTCCGGTATCCAAATATAGATGCGCCCTGCCAAAGAAGCCATCACCTTCAGAGATAGATCTAAACGCCTTTTTAGCATCGAGATTGTCTAATTCATCCTCGACATACTTCTTACGATCGAGCGTACCCTTGGCCACCTGGGCCTGGTGCTCATCCGCCTCATCCGTACTGGCGACCTTGACTTCGATCCATTCGCGCGTCATCTCACCGGCGATCGTCTCGGTGACCTGGCGATACTCGGCGCGTTGCGCGAGCGCGGCCAAGGCCGAGAAGCCAAAGAACGCGACGCCCTCGGACATCTGCACCAGCATCGGATCGCTGCTGGCCCAGCCAAACGTGCCGCCCGAGAAATCGTCCATCGCCAGCGGCCGGACATTGCCACTGGGATTGGCCTCTTGCGCCGCCCGGACAGCCGCCTCGACCGCCGGCGGGAACTTGGGAAACTCAAACGGCCGGGGCTGCGGATCGAGCGACTTGCGCGGCCGGTAGACCGCCGAGCGCGTCAACACATCGGGATGGATGCTGCCGGTCGGCCGGCGCACCGTGTTGCCACGGGCGGTGGAAATGTCTACAGGTTCGGGCATGACAAAAACGCCTCTGACACGCCGGCAGCTCGACGCCGCCGGCTGCTCGACGCCCGATTGCGGGCATGATCATACGCTGCTGTTTTTCCACGGGCGCTGTCACCCGCAGGCCGATACCGATGCCTATTACGACAAGCGCGACCACTGCGTGCACATCATCTGCGCCGCGTGCGAAAAACCGATCAGCACAATCAAAGTCGCCGACGATTAAGCGCGGCCGCGACGCTGCTTTACGTCCACAGTCTGACGCATCTGATTTACTTCGTCGACGCGCAACGGCTTGCGATAATTCACGCTGATTGCATAGTGGCCGAGCACTGGATTAGAGAATTCCCTAAACCAATCCTCGGTCGTGCCAGTCCCGCGCATGATGTCGTCGCGCGCCGCCTCGATCTCCTGCCAATGCTCTGCAGTCCAACGGACCACCGGAAGCGGTGCCGCCTGGCGATCAGGCTGTAACGACAGACTGATCTGCCAGAGCGGCCGGCCTCCCGCGTATTTGGCTCACTCCATGCCGATATTGGCCGTCAGGCCAGCATGCACCCGGCGATTATAAAACCAGAAATGGCCGGCGAGGATCTCATGCACCGGGTCGAACACGGGATGATCGAGGGCAAAGCCGGTGTGATAGCTCATCGATCGTCTCCTAGACTTCGGCCTGCGCTGCGGTGAGCGCCGCCCAGGTACGGGGGCCAACGATACCATCATCGGTGAGGCCCTCGGAAAGCTGAAAGAGCTTGACCTGGGCCTCGGTGAGCGGACCAAAGTTCCCGTCGTCGCGCAGCGGCGGCTGCGGGTCGACGACCTGATTGAGGATGCGCTGCAACCGGGCCACCGCCTCGCCCCGCGAGCCGAGCCGCAGGGTCGGTGTTTCGCCACCGCCGGCGGCCCAGCGGGCATAGGCGGCGGCGAGCTTCTCGTCGTAGCGATTGGCGCGGAAACCGGGACCGTTAAAGCCACGGGCAAACCCGGCCCAATCGCGATTGCGCAGATGCCGATCGAGGTCGTTGTGGCGGATAAAACGGACCACCGCATCGAGATGCGGGCCGGCGCCGGAATTCATCGCCTCGACAAACCCCCGGATCGTCGGCCACCCGGCGATCTGATGGTTAAACCCCATGACCTGAAAATAGCCCCAGCTTGTCGCCCGGTGCGCCGCGTCCCAGTCGAGCCTGGCGGCCGGGGCCAGGCGTTCGTCGTGCTGCCAGGCGCCGCTGGCGCCGTATAGGGTACGGTCCCATGACCGGGTCGACAGCAGCCGGTTGTTGCGGTCGCGGATGTTGACAAAGCGGTGATTTGTAAGTCTTCCAAAGACGTGGGCCTCAAAGAGGATGGTCGGCCGGCCGTCGGCGATAAACCCCCGGCCGAGCGCCTCGATCTCGGCCAGCGCGCGGATCGCCGCGTACTGCACGGTCAGCATGTCGCTGGCGCGGACAAAATCCTCGTGCGTCAGATGCAGCACCCGGCGCGGCACCCGCCGCTCGTCTTCCGGCTCGGGCGGCAGCGGCTCGGTCGGGTCGGGATCCGGCCCCACGTCCTCGGGCAGTTCTTCATGCCCGGCGCGGTTGAGCAAGGCCTCCTGGATCTGGCTCGTCATGCGGCTATCCCCAGCGCGGATGGTGCAAGGTGCCCAGCGGGATCGTCGCATTGCCCCGGATGATGGCGCTGGCGGCGAGCACGGTCGGGTGCACCACGGTCGGATCGTGCTTGCCCAGTAAATCGACCATGACCCCGGCCGTCACATTGGCGATGTCGTCATGCCCGCCAGGCTGATGATCGATCGTCTCCAGCCCGGTGCGCGTAGTGCGCCGCTCCAGGTTGAGAAACTGATGATACATCCGCCGGTCGTCGAGTAGGTCGACCCGGCCGGAATTTAACAGCGGCAGAAATTCCAGGTAGATGTGGCTCTTGTGCTTTTTGTTGATCACGTAATTGACGCCGTGCCGCTTAAAGGCGTCGCGCGGCCACTCGCCGGCGTAGTGATCGCCATCGCACCGGGTGACCTTGTAGTCCTTCATCGTGCGGGCGAATTCGGCGACGACCTGTTCCGGCTCAAACGGCGCGCGAACCTCGCGCAAGAGATCGAGCACCCCGCGCTTATCGTTGCGGTCGACATGGCCGATCGCCAGGGTCATCGAATCCGAGGCGCCGCCCGAGGGGTCGACATAGGCCTTGTAGGGCACGCCAAAGGCCGGCGGGATCTCGAAGACATCGCGCATGGTGGCTGCATCGAGAACCTCTCTGGTGACAAAGGCGTCGACATCGGCGCGGAATTCCGCCCCGTATTCGGCGGCGGCGCTGATCGGGTCCTCATCATATTTTTCGTCGATGAAGCTTTGCGGTACGGTCGGGTTCATCACCCGCGTCGCGGCTTTCCAGACTAGGGGGCCGTCGGCCTTGCCATAATGCTGCTCGTACATATCCCAGAGCACGCCGCGCCGGGCGTAGGGGCTGGAGGCGCCGAGGATCAGCGCATTGGGGATCGTCGCCATCGCCGGCTGGAGGGCGGCGAGGATCTCGTGATCGGGATTGGCCGACTCTTCGTCGCTGGACCAGAACGCGATCTCATCGAGCAGCGCGGCGATCACCGTGCGATTGCGGATGGCGCGGAAATTGGCGGTCACGACCTCGATCAAGATCTGCCCTTCGAGGCGGACACTTTCGATGTGCGGAGTGATCACCAGCGGCGCGAGCTTGGGGTGTTCTAGAAAGGCTTTAATGTAGCTCATAATCGTGTGCGCCGATCGGCGGTCCTGTGCCAGTATTGGCAGGACGCCTATTTCACCGGCGACGAGACAACCGCGCCAATTAAAGCAACACGCAATATAACAAGCCAAGGCCGCAAGCATTCGCGACTTGCCTGCCCGGCGGCCACAAGGCAACCACACCGATGACGGCCGGTGATCTGGCTGGGCGGTGAGTTGCGTCGCCTTGCGAAAGACTTGCATCTCGCCAGCCGTCTCCATCGGCACGGCAAAAAGCGCCGAGATAAAGGCGCGCCAACTTTGCCAATCGGGAGTGTCCCAGGCCGGCCCGATCAGCTCGCGCATAAATTCGCGCGGCTTGCCGGCGTAGCTGTAGGCCCAATCGCTCAGCTTGGGCTGCGCCTCGCGCTCGCCGGCGTGCAGCTTGTGCAGATAATCCATCGAGGCGACAAAATGCGTGTCGCGGTAATGGCGCTCGGGCGGGCTAAAAAACGGCATGGCTCATCCACGCGGTCGTTGGATCATCGTCTGGCCGTTGCGCGCCGCGCGCATGCGCGCGGCCGACACCTGGCGGGTGTGGCGGATCGTCGTCGCGCGCCGCTGCTGGCTGATCTCGACCTGGCGCGTCTCGGTGGTGGTTTCCAGTTCCAGGATCATCGCGTCGACCTGAGCCTGAGCGCGGACCAGTTCCTCGTCGGACAGCTCGCGCGGATCGATGCTACCGACCAGGAGCTGCTTGCGCTCGACGCCGACGTTGTAGTGCCGGGCGAGCAGATTGCGCGCCTCGTCCTGGTTCGCCAACATAATCTCGATCCCGTTGCCGGTGATCTTGGCGCCGCGATAAAGCGCACGAGCCGAGGCACTCAATTTGCGGGTGTCGGTGAAGTGCTGGGTCACCACCCCCTCGCCGTGGCACTCGCAGCATTCGGGGTTGGGGTCGCGCTTGGTGGTGTAGCCCTCGCCGCCCAGCTCATCAAACTCGATGTCATTGAATCCCATCGTGTAATAGGCGAAATCCGCCGGGCCTTTGGGCCAGAGCGCCTCATAGGGTTGCTTGCTGCGGCCGTATTTATGCGCCTTTGACAGCCGCTGCAGCTCACCGAGGGTCCACTGGTACTGACCGTTGATGCCCCAGCAATAACGGCACGGCACCCGGTAGACCTCGATCAGCTCGCGCGCGTCGGCGGTGGCGGTGTCCCAGAGCCGGTTGAGAACAAATTCGCCGCCATTGGCATGGCGCTCGGTGGCGGTCTGCTCACGCAGCTCGCGCAGCGCCTCCTGGATCACCGGCTTTTCCAATAGCTGGCGGCCCATGTTGACGGTAAACCCGGCCTTGACGGCGGCGCGGCGGGCGTTGAGATCGATCAGATACTCATCGACAAAAAGGCGCCGCTTTTCGCTCAGCGTGTCGTAAGCGCTTTCGGGTCCGGGGATCGTGGCGGGCACAGGATGGGCCATCGGCGAAGCTACCGCAGAACCACGGCGGGGCCGCCGTGGGAGATCAAGCCAACGGGGAGGCGCGACTATAAGGCGTCCGGGCCGGGCCTGGCAAATGTCAGGTTGCGGCGATCGATGTTGCGCACCGCGCGCTGCATTCGGCGCACCTTGTCGCCGAGCGGCTTGTCGGTGGCAAACAGCGCCGCGATCTCGCCGTAAAATGGCCGGCGCACGGTCATCTCGGCGGTTAAGATAAGGATCGAGGCGCAGGACAGACACACGGTCACATCGCCGGGGCTGGGCACCGCGTCATGCGTCGACGACGCGGCGTCGATGCCGTAATCGCAAAACGGGCAGATCGATTTTGCCACGCGGGTTTCACGCATCGCGGTATTCGTCCTCGACCGCCTGGAGCACGGCGCGGATCGCCCCGGCCTTGTCGATCCCCGATTTGCGGCCGACAAAGAGGCCGAGTGAAAGCACGGCCGAGATCATCTCGGAGGTAACCTCGACAACGTCTCGGTCCTTGTAATTCTCCTGGATCGCGACATAGGCGGTGCCAAATTTTGACCGCAGGATCATCCGTTCATCGTCGGTAAACTTAGTCATCGCTCTGCTCGTCTAGCTGATCTTTGACATCACCCATAAAGACGCTGTCAGTACAGAATTGGCCGATCTCATAGGCCTGGATGAGAAACGTGCTCCAATGCGCCGCCGCGTTGCGCGCCTTGTCGACCAGAACCCGCGCGACATGCGTGTCGCGCTCAAACGGGGTTTGGTTATAAGTGAGAAAAATATCACTCGTGCCCACCAGGCTCCAGTCTTCGGCAGTGTAGGCGCCACTAATCCACTTGCGGCCGACCGATGCACGATTGGATTGCAGCACCGTCACCATTGCCAGATTGCGCATCTCGGCCAGGCCCCGCAGGCTGCGGCCGAGCTGACCAACCGAGATGCGAAAATCACTAGCGTCGCGGCCGCCCAGATGCATCAGCGTCATGTAATCGAGCAACACCATGTCGGGTTTGAAATTCTCGACCTGTTCCAACATGTCGAGATAGGCAATCAATCCGCCAAGCGTCAGCATGCCGGTGGGGAAATGCTTGACCAGCAGCTCGCCCCGGCCCTGGTACGGCTTTAATCGCTCCAGCACTTCCGAGCGACCGATATCCTTCAAGGATTGAAACTCGCGCAGACCGCTCTTTGGCTCGTAACGGACTTGCTCGGGATCGCGCTCGCGGGTCGGATCCAGGTAGTAATGAAAGGCCGGCAGATTGATCTGCGCGGCCTCGCGGTCGGTGAGCGCCAGCATACACTGCGTATAGCGCTGCAGGGTCTGATCCAGACTGTTTTCCAGGGTGATGTGCAGCACCTTTTTGCGGTGCCCGAGCACGTTATGCTTACCGCAATTGACCAAAAACCAACTTTTGCCGGCATTGGTCGGGGCGAGTAGGATCATCAGCTCGCCTTTGGCCGGGCGGATCCCGCGCTCGTCGAGGATCTCGACACCCGAGGAAAACTTCTCGATCGCCTCGTCGTTGCGGTCAAAAAATTTAAGCCATTCCTCGCTGTTGCGCAGCCACACCCCCGGCCCGGTATCGGTCGGCAGCAGATTGGGTGCGCGCAGCACTTCGCGGGCCTCTTCGAGGTTGCCCTCGGCCAACAGATCGCTGGCGGTGTTGACCGCATTGGTCAGCCGCTGCGATTCGATAAAGCGATCGAGGCTGCTGCGGACATAGTCCTCGTTGAGGCTCGGCGCCAGGCTCGCCATCTGGGCCAGCACATCGGTCATAAACCGGCCGTCGGGACCCCGGCGGATCTCGTGTTCTAGAATGTCTCCAATATGGTTTTTTGCCGGGCGGTGATGGCGCTCCAGAAAATCGAGGCCGGCGCCGGCGATCTTGCGGTAGACCTGGACGCTAAAATCGCCCGGTCGGACCACCAGCGCGATGTGCGGCGCCAGGTTGTCGTTCCAGCAAAGCGCGGTTAAGACATTTTCTTCGAGACTACCGCCCAACATCAGATCAGCCCCCGATCGCGTGCGAGCCAGCGCGGAACGTCGAGCGATCGGCCGTTCTCGTCAAGCTCGACCTCGGAGAGGGGAAACCAGATCTCTTCCTCGGCGTCGTTGACGTAGAACAGGATCGCCTTGCTGGCGATCGCCCGGACGCGGCCGGCGAACGTCTCTAGCTCATAGTCATCCTCAGCCATGGCGCCGCTCCAATCCCTGTAGACGCTGCTCGATGTCGTTGAGCAGACCGCGAAGGTCGTTAAAGTCCTTGCGCAACTGCACCAGGTCGGGATCGGTTTCGGAGAGCGGGCCATAAGCCGCCTCGCGGATATTGCGCACCGAGGCCTCGGGGAGGTCGAGATGCTCACTGATCCGCTTGTCGCTCCAGTCCCGGCGGTAGCGGCCGATCTCGTCGTCAAAATGGTTTTCCAGCGCCTTGCGCACCTGGTGGCGCTGCTCGCGGGAGAGCACGGTCGGCAACGGCGCCGGCATCTCGATTACTTCCGGCAACGCAGCGGGAACCTCGACGGGGCGCAGTCGCGGCGGTTCGGGTTTGGCTGGTGTCGCCATGATGACCCCTTTCTTTTTACAGTCCGGGCAGATGCAGGCGCGTTTATTGTGGGCGCTAAATTCCCAGCCCCGCTCGTGGCGCCAGTAGTGCTGAACATAGTGCGTGGTGTATCCATGCTCCCACGGCTTGACCTCGGCATAGTTGCCACATTTGGCGCAACGCACGCGCATGATCATGCAGCGCACGTCGTTCGCGTATCCTTCGCGCAGCGAAAAACTCAGCTCGCGCGCGGTCTTGTTCTTGCCTTTAAGGCCCACTACCCCAAGGCTAGACCCTCTCCCAGGATGACCCGCGTGCGTCCTTTGTCACCATCCAGGTTTCGGAAAAGCCATGCGCCAGGCTGCGATGGTCGAGCAGCATGATCGATTTGTCCTGCGTCTCGGCCCGGTAATCGAGCGCGTCGAGTAGATCGTCGACGCCGCGACCGGAAAGCCAGTTGGTCGGCTCATCCCAGACCTCGGTGTTCCACCACACACCGGCCCAGCGCTGCACCAGGCTAGCGAGGCCGAGACTGGCGGCGAGCCGGACGCGCTGCGCCTCGCCACACGAGAACACGTCAAATTTCTGGCCCGCCTCACCGGGCGGCTCGACCTCGACTTGGACCCCCAGCCGCAGCGAGCCGGACTTGTTTTCGGTCGCCGTGGTATAGTGCATGCCCCAGCCGTTGAGGCCGAGCGCCGACAATGAGTTGCGCGTCTCGACGGCTAGCTCGGCGAGCACCTGGTCGAGGCAAAAGAGGCGGACCCGGCGAAACCCCTGGCGCCAGAAATTGAGCGCCTCCAGCACCGTCGCCGTGGCGTCGACGGCGGCCTGCTGCTCGTCGCGCAGCGCGCGCAGCCGAAAGCTCTCGGCGACCACCGCCTGGCGCTGCTCGGCAAAGGGGTTCTTTTCGTTGCGCACCCTGACGGCCTGGCGCTGCAGATCGTCGCTCTCACGCTGCTTGGCGTCGTGCTGGACGACGATCGTCGCGCGTGCCGCCTCGGCGTTCTCGGTGACCCGGACAAACTGCTGCCACTGCCCTTCGAGGCGATCGGCTAGCTCGCTGGCGATCGCAAAGGCCGAGGTCGCCTCGGCGATGTGCTCGCTGACAGTGGCGGCGTTCTCGGCAAGCCGCGCACGGTACTCCCGGCTAAATTTCGCGGTGATCTTTTGCTGACATGTCGGGCACTCATCGCGGTCGCGAAACCACTCGATATCGGCGATCAGCCGCTCGTGCTCGGCCTGCATCATCGCGCGTTGCTGCGCCAGGTTGGCGGCGATCGCCTGCTGCTCGCGGTAGCGCTCGCGCGCCTCGGTCGCCTCGACGGTCGGCACCGGCAACGGCACCTTGATCACCTTGATCTCGGCCTCGACCGCCTCGTAGCGATCGATCAGCTCACGCAGCCGAGCGTCGCGTTCGGCGGCCCAAGTGGACTCCTGCTGCTCCAGCGCGGCGATGTCGGGGAGGCCCTCTAGCTGGCCCTGGGTGCGCTCTAGCTGCAGCCGTAGCTGGGTCAGATTGCCGGCCTGCTCGCCATGCTGGCGGGTCGCCTCGTTGGCGGCGAGCAACCAGATCTCCAGCCCGAGCACATCGTCGAGCAAATCGCCGCGCTGCGGCACCGGGAGGTCGAGAAAGAGCGGCACGGCCTGGCCAAAGACGACACTGTTGAGAAACCGCGAGCGCGACAGCCCGAGCAGGCGATCGATCTCATCCTGCTCGACCGGCTCGCCGTCGAGCGTCAGCCGGTTGGGCGGGTAGGTCCGGTTGATGTGGCGGATCTCGCCGTCGATGTTGAGCAGCAACATTCCGGCCATGTTGTGCGCGCCGCGCGACATAAGATCGGAAGCGCGCAGGCCTTTGATGCTGGAGCCGTAAGCGATCCAGCAGAACCCGTCGAATACCGTCGACTTGCCGGCGCCGTTGCTTTCGAGCGCCGGGTCGACCCGGTTGTCGCCGGCGACAAATTTGAGGCCGGCGGTCGGGGTAAAGTCGATCATCGTCGGCTGCACGTAAGAGCGGAAGCCGCGTAGACCGATCGCGACGAGGATAATCCGCTTCATTTGAACCGCTTCAGCATCGCCAGGGTCGACCAGTCGACCGTCGGCTGGGTGGCGTATTCGATGTTGCGCAGGGTCTTGGCGGCAAGGCCGGTGCGCCGGTGGATATCCTCGCGGGTATAGGTCCGCAACAGCCGGGCAAGCTCGGCCTGGGCCTCGGCGATCGGCACCCTGACCGCTTTATAACCGGCCTGCGCCCGGCGGCGTTGCTGGATGACCTTGAAGGGGACCGACGGCGGCTCGTCGATCATATGTGCGGGTCCACCAGCGCGATAATCTCGATGACGGCTTTCTTTTGCTCTTTGTTGTATTGGGCAAATCGCTCGGCGATCGAGCGCCACCAATTCGGGTTTCCCCATTTTGGCTGCACCGGCGGGCCGATCGCGCGGAGAACCTCCTGCTGCTTTTTGCTGGCCGGGTTCTGTCGCACTTCCCCGGTTTCGTAGGCCCAGCAAAACAGCACCAGGTCGCGCCCGCGCCGGATGCCGCCATGGTCGTGGTGATAGCGCTCCAAAAACCGATCGATCTGATAGCGACAGGCCTCGCGGTTGGGCTGGTTCCACAAAAACCCGTAAGCCAACTGACAGACCGAGAGCCGCCGGCCGGTGTCCATGTAGGCCGCCGCCGCCTGTGACGTGCGACTGCCGTCCACCGCGCCGGCGACTTGCGGGTAGATGCCGGTCTTTTTATCGCGCGGAAACGCCTCGACGCACCAGCGGATCTCTTCGGGTATAGCTTTGCTCATTCGACCCCCTTGAGCAGTCCCAGCCCCACCGTCAGCAGAGCCTCGGACAGCTTCTCGTGCTTGGCGAATTCGCGCAGGATCTCGTCGGGGGCCTGCTGGATGTCGGCGCCGGCGGCGAGCGGGAGGTCGACGATGACCTCGGTCCCGACAATGGTAATGCCCAGCCCCTCGGCCCATTGAGCGGCCTGGGCGTCCATCTGACCGGCGGTGCCCGGCGGGCCGGCATAGCGCAGCTTGACCTGGTCGCCCGGCCGGGTCTGGACCTGGGCCAGGTCATCGAGGCTCTTGATGTCGAGCATCAGCTTGCGCGGCGGGTCGAGCACGATCTCGTCGACGATCGCGAACGTCTCTTCGTCGACCAGCAGCATCCGGGTGTGATAGCTGTCGCCGAATTTCGTCGCATGCGGCGCGCCGACATAGGTCACATTGCCGACCCGCTGCGGGTGATGCACATCGCCCGAATAGACCATCAGATGCGGGGGAAGTCGGGGGAAATTCGGGTTGTCGAGCACGATCCCGTGATCGACCACGGCACCCGACACGGTCGCGTGCATAAAGATCGCGGCAAAGGCGGCGAGATCGATCCCGGCCCAATCCTCGGTCGGGTTGGGGGTAAACGGCAACAACAGCAACCCGGCCGGCCGATCGAGGGCGCAGAGCCGCTCGCCGTCATAGGCGAGCGGGGTGCTCACATAATTGGGTAGAAAATCAAAATAGGCCGGCGGCCGGATTGTCGTGTCGTGGTTGCCGCGCAGGATGATCCAGGCGGGGTCAAGCTCGCTGAACAGCCGGTTGATAAAGGCGGCCGAG